AAACATTTAAAGGATTAATTAAATAATGCCATCAGTACCCGGTATCGCATATAGCATTGAGTTCTTTGCAGGACGAAGGTCTAGAGACCAAGCTATCAGTACCGTTAAACAAACGGCAGAAACTGTTTTAGGTATAGCTAATAGAAATGCTAAGAAGGCACGCGAAGTTAGACAAAAAGAACATGAAAAATCCTTACAAGATTTACGCCAATCATCTGAAGACGCTGAGAAGGAAAGAGTAGAAGGTGTAAAAAAAGCTTCTGAACAGGCTGCAAAAGCTTCAGCTAAAGCTGTAGAACCGTTATCTGATAAGGTACTCGAGAGGACATTAGATACCTCAGATATTGAAGCATATGGTAAAGCTGTAAAGAAACAAACAGATATAGCTACAAAAGCATATCAGAAATATGTTGATAGAGCTTCAAAATTAGATATTAAAGTTGGTAAAAGCGCTAAAACATGGGCTAAGCCCGGACAAGGTAGAAAAGGAGCTATTAAAGCCTTTGGTGAAGATGGCGAGGGTATGACCCGTAATAGGGAAAGAGCTATTAATTTAACTAAGAAATTAATTCAAGAGATAAAGGAAGAGATAAAGGTAAAACAAAAGTTAGGGATAGAAGATGAAGACTTAAACTTAACGTTAGAAGAATATGAAAGACAATTAAAAGACCAGATTAACTTACAGTCTGATATTATCGAAATGGAGAAAAAAGAAGCTAGTATTAAACGTAAAAATGCTCAAGCTGAAAAGGAACTTAATAGGAAGCAGGAGAAGGAAGATAAGGAGGAGGCTGAACGACAAAGAGAACTAAATAGGTTGATGAGGGAATATGCTCAACACGTAGAAGACGCAGCGAATAGGATAAAAGGGACACTAAAGAACGCCTTTGTTGTAGGAACGGCCGCAGCAGCAGCATTCTTTTATAAATTAAACGGCGTTGTCCAAGAATTCTCTGCTTTTGAAAATGAGATTATTAACGCTCAATCTATATGGCAAGTTTCAAATGAACAATTATTCGCATTAAGTGACCAAGTTATACAGTTTGGATTACAATATGGTATATCCATGCAAGATGCAGCTCAAGGTCTTTATCAATATGCATCGGCAGGTGTTGACGCTAATGATGCTATGGAGATGTTAACACATACTATGACTTTAGCTATGGCTGTTCAAGGAGACCACGCTACTTTAGCTAAACTAACCACACAGATTATTAAAGGTTATGGTATGGCGTTTACTGAAGCCCAGAATATCACTGATAAATTAGCACACGCTATTAATTTGTCTTTAATTGAATGGGATGACTTAGCAAGCTCTGTTAAGTTCGCTTTACCCTTCTTTACAGCTACAAATCAAAGTTTAGACACCTTATTAGGTGCTTTATCTGTCTTGACAGATAGAGCTTTAGAAGCAGGTATTGCAGGTCGTGGTTTAAGACAGGGTCTAGCAGAGTTTGCTGAAGGTGCTATGGATAGTTCAGCCAGATTCAGAGAGATGGGTATAGAAATTCTCAATGCTGAAGGCCAAATGAGACCATTGACAGATATAGCAATGCAATATAAGAATCATATGGATGAAACCGGAGACTCTATGGAAGTTATGGTTTCTTTGATGGAAGATTTAAACATACGTGGTGCTACCGCGTTTATGCACTTGGTGGATGGTGCTGAAGAATTTCAACAAGCTACTTTGGATATAGCAGGTTCAAGTGGAGAAGCTATGGAAATGGCTGACATTATGAATCAGAGTTTAGAGAAAACTATGATTAGAGTAAAGACCGCTATGTTAGCTCCACTTTTTTTATCCGATGAGATGGTAGAAATAAATGGACATATGAATACTTTTAGTGCTCATTTACATAATATAGCAGAATTATTTTTAGATATATTTGTTACTCAATTAGAAGACGGAACTTATCAGTTGACAGCCGCTGGAAAAACTTTACAAGAAACTGTAATAGTAGCGTTGGAAGAATTTTATTTCTTATTAGTAGATGTAAAAGGTATATGGGAGGATTTATCAGCAGGAGGTGCTGATTTAGCTTCTATATTAAAGGCATTTATGGCCCCCTTACGTCTTGTTACTAAATTAATAAATATTTTTGGCGACGGGTTTATAGAAGCAGTAATATTATGGAAGTTGATGAATCAACTTATACCAATTAATTCTGCGGTAATGTTGGTTAATATTCAATTGCAGATGGCTAGTGTTCTACAGAGTAAGGACCTTCAGGAAAACACCCAACGATTAGCTAAAACAATGCAAGGAATGACAACAGTATATTGGAAAGTGGCAGCAGCTCAGATGGGAGTTCAGGCTGGTTTGTTAGGTATGATGATTTTGTCTCAAAAGATGCCCGAACACGCAAGACTATGGGGTCAACTTGCAGGTATGATAATGGGTGCTGTTCTCGCTATGAACGCATGGAAGACTTTACAATCTATTGGTTGGCTTAATCCATGGGCAGCGGCAGGAATCATTATTGCGACCTCAGCAATACTAATGGGAGAATATAATAAATGGATGTCTGATTTAATGAAACCAGTAGAGATTGATAATTCTGAATTATACACAAATCTACCACTTGCAGAGGGTGGTGGAAGCACGGCTTCTACAGATTATGGAGTGAGAGCATTCGATACAGGTGGATTTATATATGCCGATACTGGTTTAGCAGCAGGTCCAAGTCACCGTATGGTAATGGTAGAACCCGGTGAAAGGGTACTATCCAGAGGTGAAACAAGTATGGGTGGAGGCATAACTTTAAATATAGGCGATGTCTATGCTAATGATGGAACTGACTTTGCAGAGAAAGTAGCAGAGGCTTTACCATTAGCTTTAAGGAATATAGATGATGTGGGAGGAATATAAATATGGGAAAATTTTACAGAAGAGCTGATATAACACATTCTACAGTTTTAAGCCAACATTACGGTGATTTATCTAATAATCTTACATCGGCCGAAATAAGGTCAGGTGCTGGAAATAATGCAATGTTGATGTCTTTTGATTTAGATGACACCCCTCCTTATGGAGAAGCGAATATGACAGGATTATCTCTTTATATGTATGCTTCTTCAGTAGCAGCTCATATTAATACTTCTGCACCTAAATTAAAATATTATAAGATGAATGTAGATGTAGGTAGTAATACATCATCTGTTACTTCTCAGGACCTTAATACTTATGTGATGTCTTCTCAACCCAAATTTGGGGTATTCAAAAAAGAGATATTTGATGGGTATGGAGGAACTGAAGACGACACAATAGACATAGATGTGATGTATATTGACGCTTATAATTATGATATAAAATATGAAGGACAGAAGGATATAGTATGGGTCTTGTTATCAGAGGTTGATGGAATATGGGAGGAAACGATAGCTGGTGGACCACCTTGGAATAACTATAATGCTTGGCAAATGGCTCGCACCAGCCCTGACGGTGTGAGATTTGTTCCATTCTTTAAAGAAGTAAACAGCTCAGGTTGGGAACACCCTGTTTATGGACCTGCTTCATATAACTATCGGTTTGCTGATGAAGCTACGGCTGGTATGCACTTAACAGATTACACCGATATGGAAAGAATAGAACAACTTGGTTATACTCCGGGAACTGTTGTTTTTCCCGGCGGCGTATGGGCTCATCATAATCTCGACCGGTACTGCGTTAATTACCATGAGATGATGGGAATACCGTCTAGGAAACCAAATAGGGGGGACCTCAAAGATGTTAAAATATTTACTGTAGATAATGTACCGATGGTAAACAAACAAAATTCAGTATTTTGGACGTTAGGGACAAGATATATAGGTTGGAATACTGGAGGTGTAGATAATTTTGACCCAGATGATTTTTATACTAGCACAGAACAACAAGAATTTGGAGTGAAATATAAGATTTCGTCTGCGAATGTATTTATTCCTTCTAAAGAAGGGTTTGGATTGTTACAAAGTAATAATTGGAGTTCATCCGGCAAAGACGATGTTGCAGAAAAATCTAATACAGGTTGGACTTATAGTAATTTTAATACATATGCAGACTGGGATATACAGAATACAATGGCTCAGACATATAATTATCCAGTTGCAAAATTAGATGCTGTGGGTGGTATAGATACAGATATAGTTCCATTAAAGACAGGGGTGGCTCAAGTTGTAGAGATTACTTGGGGAGCTAACGAACTTGGTGGCGCAAGTGGTGGTATAGCAGATGGAGATTATATAGTTCTTCATGATGGAGATAATAGACCACATATATTTTGGTTTGATGTGGATGGTGGTGGTTCTGCTCCAGCTGCGGCAGATACAAAGATTTATTCGGGTTCAGTGAATGAGGTAGATATAACTACAGGTGGAGGTGTTGCGGGAAACGCAGGAGCTTTAAGAACAGCTATTGCTGCAAAGAGTGAATTCGCTTGTGGCACTCTCACTGATGGTGTTTTCACTGTTACAAATGATGATAATGGTTTTGCAGAAGACCCATGGGACGGTGGTATATTAGGAGCCGCTCCTACGACTTTATCTTTTTGGGTTAAAACAAGAGGTAGAGGAAACACTTATGAACATAATACAGGTTCTAAGATTACTTTGGATGTTAATTTTAAGAAATTAGGTGATTCAGTACAGCAATACTTAACTCTAAATGATGGGGCACCTCTTGCCAATGGCCTATATACAAGTTTTAAAAGGTCATTTATATTATGGTTTGGTAATACAAAAATGAGTGGAACAGGATTAAATGGTACTATTATAGACTACGGTACAACTGCTAGACCACCAATAATTAATACAATAAAGAATGATAAAGAAGAGGGAGAATCTGCTTTTGGTTGGATGTTTTATAGAGCTCCATACTTTACCGCAGACTCTGCTATTATGAAAGTTATCCCTATAATATATAACTCCGGAGATGTTCCAACGGCTGCTTCAAATACAGTAATATTTTGTGCTCCTGATAATGAAGCAAATCGCACGAACCAAAAAGGGTTATTTGTGTTAGACGAAGCTGTCGCTAACCATACTGACCAACAATTCCATGTGGATTATGAAGCAGGTAATTTATTAGAAGTTCATTTCGACCCAGAAGAAGGAGGGGCAAAATTACTAATTACTAATCAAGACCATAATATTCTTGCAGTATCTCATGCTCCTAATAATAAAAAAGTAAGTAATGGGTATGAGGATGCTCCTGCTTATATGACACTTTCCACTACTAATATAGGTAGAGTTAGGGCGGAAGATGCTAGTGGACCTAATTCAGCAGGAGAATATGAAAGTGATTTTGGAGAAGGTCACACTGCTACTCCGGGGGTTACTTTCTCTAAGTCACATGAGAGTAGTATGCTTATTGATAGTGTATTATGGTCTAATTATAATTATGATGTTCAGAGTGCTACTATGAATAATGATAATACTATAACAGAAGGAATAAAAATTGAAGGTGGTGCTAATTTAAGACGTCCTTATAGTTCTGGGGGTGTTGATACATTATCAGTTGGAGATGCATCAGTTGGTGCTCAAGCTCCTAGTTATATATCTTTTGGTTATTCAGCAAAAAATAAAATATTAGATGGTAATACACATTATCAACTATGGAATGGTTTTGTTAATAGTGCAAGTCAGAGTGTAGGGATGATTCGAGATGAAAATATTAGAGTAGGTTTTATTGATGATGCGTCTAGACATGGTAGATATATAGGTAAGACATCTTTTAATGATGCTGCTACATACGAATATGGTTTAGGGGTTAATACTGACGATGAAGTAGTTTTTACAGGTAGTGGATATATAAGGAATTTTTGTATGAAGGGATTTGTGAATTATGATGTTGATGCAGCAGCAGTAGGCCCATCATCCGGAAATAGAGATATAGTAAAAAGAGAGAATCATTTAGTAGCCGGTAGAGTTATTAAGATAGATAATATAGGTCGAAATACTGTAGTATATGCAAAAGGTTGTAGATGGGCTAATAAACTTCTAACTTATGACACAACGGCAGAATTAACACAGAATACTTCTCAAACTGATAATTACTATTCTTCAGGTCCGTGGGGTATTGATACTGGTATGCAGAAGGTAAGATTATATGAATATGGAAAACCTTATACAACCTCTTATTATAATGGTAATTTGACACCACACAAAGTTTCTTATGATTTAACTACAGACATTACAACTTTTACCTTTTATCATGACATTAAGAAAAACGATGCTGGAGCTGATTGGATTACGGCATATAATGTCCATAATAAGAATATATGGATATCACCTGAGGCATTTTGGGTAATATGGCAAATTCTTCCATATAACCCTGCTGATGAAGCTATTTCACAAAGACTTTATAGTGCGGTTTGTCCTGTTTCTGGTGATTCAGGTATGGTAGGTATGTCTTGGAATGAATCCTCAGTTTCAAATGATTATACGGTTGGTACTTTATATTCTAATAGGTGGGCATTAGCTAAAACAGGTGGTGCTATTTATGAACAAAATACTGATTATGGTTACGGAGTTTATATAGAACCTACAGATACAGAACCGGGTATGCCAGATGGTGGGTATTGTGGTATAGAAATGATATCCGAAGGGGTATATAATCCTATTTTAATGGACGGTTTAGTTGATTCAGGGGATGTTCAACCAGATATGACACTAGGTTTGTTAGGACAGGCACACGACCCTAACTTAATAAACAGAATAACTGTAGATTTAGCAGGAGGGACAAACGCACCATTTATACTTCAGACATTTGAAGATGAAGTTCCAGAACCAATTATAGATTTCAAAGCCACTCCAAATGAAGACAATCCTTTCCTAGTAGATTTTACATGGACAGCGGATGCGGAAGACTTGTGGTATGGTTTCCTTCAAATAGGAGATACCACACTCGACAACCAATACACTAATTCGTTGGCACACATACCATTAAACGAAGATGGCAGTAAAACACCAGCGGCTTCAGCTATATCTTCTAATGCTGGTATAATACAATATCAATTATTTACATTATCCAACAGTGTAATTAAAGCGTATGATTATGCTAATAATACTTCTTATAGTGCAAATGCTTTGGGTGCGAGTGTAACTAATGATATAGAAGGGTTATCAGGTTATGCTAAACGCTTCACCAACAGTACTACTGATATTACTATGAATACTTCTTATATAGAATTTGACAATAGTGACATACAAACAGGTGGAGGTTATTCTAATTGGTCTATAGTGGTGCATATTATACCTGACGATAAACCTGCTCTCGATGAATTTATAATTTCCAAAGAAGGAGAATATGATATATGGTTAGACACGTCTGGTCAGGTAAATGCTAGAGTTTTCTTGAGTGATGGAGTTGAAGCTGCACCAAATACAACTATACCTCCTGTTGAACTAAGAGGAACAGCAATTATACCTATGGATGCAACAACACCAACTTGTATTATACTTACAGTAGATGCAAATTTAAGGGCCAATAATGTTAAATTATTTATAAATGGAAAAATAGAAGACCAAAGCGGTCTTGCATTATCTTCAGGAACCTCTAATAATTGGCAGATAGATTCTGTGATAGCTAATACCACGGCTCATTTAAACATAGGTAGGAAAAATTATGCAACACTTAACCCTACATCAGCTAAAAACGCATATGATGGACTAATAGAGGAAATAGTAATATACGGAACAACTTTATATCCAATTTCACCAGCAAACAACACATTTACACTAAATCCCCTTCATAATGAGATGACTACGGCAACATCAGGTTCATCAAAATCGTACGTTGCTAGGTTGTTTATGAAGGATTATCATAATATAAGAGGTAAAACTAGAGATACTGTATGTGCATCTGGACAGATATCTTTCAGAAAAGCGGGGTTTTCACTTGATACAAGTTAGGAGGAATAATGGCATTATACGCAGATTATCACACAGACGTTAGAGCATATAACGATACAGCAGATATAACAGCTGATTCTACACCATTAGGTGATTTAGGATGGTATTGGCAGAATATGTTATATAATAGTTGTTTTGAGGTAACAGGTAGTACGGTGACTACAGATAATTCAGGACTTACTACGACAGGCACTACAAGTTGGGTTCTCAGTTCAGGTGGTGTATTACATGTAGACAGTGCTGACGGTTATTTAAGGTTTAATTCAGGCGGTGTTGGTTATGATGAAACTGCTATTACTTATTTACCCGGTTCAACGAGTAGTGCTCTATGGTCTGGTGGTGGTGTAGTATATAACCAAGATATTCAGGCAATAGATTATTATGAAGGAGTAACTTGTAAAATATCAATAAGGTCAGCTACAGCCGCAGCAAACCGTAGTATAACTGTTGATGGTAAATGGCAGAGTGGAACAACTTCATGTAAAGGTGCTGGGGTTGAAATTAATAGTTGGCAGCCTGATTTTTCCAGTGGAGCTGGGTATAAAACTACATCTTTCACATTACCATCAGATATGTCCACTACAAGTAATAATTTTCAAATTTGTATAAATTATACAGGTGAAACAGTTTTAGATTTACAAACAGTAGTTGTTTTAGTACCTCGTACACCCACACTTACTGGGTTCACAGCTAGTAAGACTTCAGGAAAAATAGGTGATACTATAACTTTTACTCCAACCCAAACATATAGAACATCTTCAGACTGGACATATGGAGATGGAGGAACAGGTACTAGTAGTACTGGTACACGTACCTATAATACAAGAGGAACATTCGATGTATCCTGTACAGTGTATAATGGAGAGACTAGTAATAATGGTTGGAACAACACACCAGCTGGTAATTCCAAGGGAGAGGCAACATATACTAGAACAGGTTATATCATAATAGACGATATAGATTTAATATTTAATATATACGGTTCAGAAGAAGATGCGATTGCTAATACTAATAATTTTACGACAGATGTAGATGGTACTATAGATAATGGTTCTCAAGCTACAAATTCTTATTATGTTTTTGAAAAATTATGGTATAGGATAGATTCTAATGAGCCTGTTAAGAAATTTTATATAGATTGGGATGACGGTGAAGATAACTCACCAGAAAAGGCTAATTATAGTTTAATAGAACTTGATAGTCCTAGCTTTTTTGGTGTTACCCCCCATGTTTATACCTCTCATAAAAGATTTTTCCCTAAAGTCAGGGCCTTTAGTACGGATGGATACTGGTCTAAATATTACACACCTTATGTTAACACTGCACATGTTCAGACTATGACATTTGTAGCAGATACCTCAGACGATTATGACGGTAAGTATTTCATTATTTACGATGGAAACGATAAACCCTACGCAGTTTGGTTTGATAATGACAATTCAGGAACGACCGCTCCTTATCCTACAGGAGAAGGATTAACAAGTGTAGAAATCAATCCTGCAACAGGAGCAACAGGAGCCAATATTGCGGGGTTAGTGGGAACGGCTATTCATGCTTTAGATGGTTTTAGTGCTACCCCTGTTGATGGAAGTTCGGCAACTGTTACTATTACTAATGCTATTGCTGGTAGAGGTAAAGATATAGATTTGGCTACAATGAATAAAGGACCTGCCTTAACAGCTGGGACAGTTGTTTATACTACTACTACATTAGGTAGTGCTAACGATTATAGTGCATTGGATGATAGAGATTTATCTACAAATCAAAACACCTCTTCTATAGTTTCAGTTGAAAAATCAGGCTCTCCTAGGTTACCTATTTTTGAACCTGCGAATAAACCACCAGAAGCTATATTAAAAATAGATAGGAATGAGGTTTTTAGTGGTATAGATAATGCAGGTCTTATACGTTCAGGACTCAGTACAGGTGATACAGACACTGAAGAAGTTAGAGCTTATTGTACTAATTCTACAAAAAATTCAGCTTCGGAAATTAAACTATTGGTTACTTATAAAACTAATTCTGAGGCAGCAGCGGGTGCTTCTGCTCCATATGGTGATACAGAACCTAATGTGATACAGAAAAGAATTTTAAAGGTAGGAACATCGACAGGTTCTTTAGATACATCAACAACACCACCTACATGCCCTGCTTTAAAGAATGTAGATGAAATATTAGAGGTAGAATTATTAAATTTATTAGAAGGAACTGCTAATTCAAAATTAGCAGGTGATGAGAGAGTATATTTAAAGACAGAAAATGATTTTATTATATGTTATGTTTCTTTAGGTAACCCTTTGATAAACAATTTAAAACCCGGTTATAATATATTAATGGATGGTTCTGAAAGTATGACCAGAGCTTCTAACGTAGATATAGCACGTTATATCTTTGATGACGGAAAGTATTTTTCATCAAATGGTGGAATAACAGCAAGTGATACAGCAGCTAATACTTATCCAAATACACCAACAACAACAGTTTATCAAAATGCTGGTTCTTCACCTGCTTTAACTTACGACTCTGTCACCAACACATCTTCATGGACGGCTCCAACACTACAAGTTAGTGATATTTTTAATATAACAGACACTGCAAGTAATGTGGATTCTTCAATCAACTCTTACGCTCAACAAATATCTCCTTCAAAAACCGTAACATATAGGCATAGCCACTTGGAAGGTGATTTTTTAGATTCACACGGACGTTTTTTGGATACTTATAGGTTACTAAGACTACAAGTTAGAGATGATTCATATAAGGATAGATATGATACTGATGGTGATAAGATAGAGTTTTCAGGTATAGAACATTGGGATGAAACTAAATACAGTGATTCTCTTATTAGACCAGCACATATGAAATCTAAAGCCTATTTAGGAGCTCATAATGACGGGCTTGCAGGAACACCAACGTGGTTTACAGATGTAACATCAAACAATAAAAATATGAATTATGTTTATAATGGTCTTGGTACACCAGATTGGACTGGTTCTGACGAAGATGGATTAATAATGAATTGGTGTTTAGCAGTACAACAACGTCAATTTAAGGGTTTATTTTTAAGAATGGCTAACGGACCTGCCAGCAGTTCTTCTAGTGGAAATACAGATGCTGGTAATACAGGTGGAGTACCTTATTCCCCTACTTACGGTAGTGATTTTGCTAAGGTGAGATTACAGGTTTGGTATAGTGCCCCTGCTGGGGGTAATGATACTAGTGGTCCTTCGAGTGCAGGAAGTTATGTATGGAAACCTTTAGCGTATACAGATTATACTGATTATAACGGTGAAGAATATTCTTCTTTAATTAACAGCGGTGCATTACATTGGAATATACCAGAAGATTGGGAATCAGTAACAGCATCACAATTAACATGGCCGTCTACTAATTTTGCTGGTAGTGGTGGTAGTAGTCCTACTGCCAAATGGACATTTCCGGGATATGGTATATTAATAGGAATGGCTATTAAGATAAATCCAGAGGGTGATGCAGCACTTGATTCTGCCAATCCTAATATATTTAATATTTTACCTTTCGATAATTCTCATTCTCAAATAATTAAAATTAAAGACCCACACCATATTTCCTTAAGTGATATAAATGTATCTCAAAATATTGGGTGGCAACGTAAAGGTAAATTTGTTGAATTAAAAGATAGAATGGGAAGAGCTGAATGGAGAAAAATATCTGCTGAAGGAGGAAAACTTAAATTTGGAGGAGTCGATTTAGCAGGTTCAACCATAAGAAAAACGTTAACAAACTATCAGAAAGATAACGTCCCTGTTTATTTAACAGTAGAAAGACCGAATGGAGAATTTATTAGGTTTTACGGAGTTATCGAACAGTTAGCAGAAGACCAACCTACTGGGGGTAGAATCCCTAAGTGGAATATATCATTAGCTACTTCTTACGTCCAAGAATTCGATGCTTCAGGTAATAAATTAACAGACTTAATAGCTTTGGGTGGAGATATAGGTAATGAGCAGAAGTATGTATTGTGATGCTAAATGTTATATAGATGGTAAAGAAATACCTTATCTATCAAAAGCCTCTGTGGTATTTTCAGGAAATAATAAATTAAATTCATTAAATGCTACTTTTAATACTCCTGATTTAGAAACACATTCTTTATATAATAAAAAGGTAGAATTTTATTTAAATGAAAGTACAGTAGAGAGTGTACCTTATTTTACAGGATATATAAAGGATATAAATCCTAGTCCCTCAGATGTAAAAATTAAAGCACTAGACCCCAGAACTTTCTTAAGTGGTAAAGAAGCTAAAACAATATCAATATCAGACGAGAAGAATTATGATGGTTATACCTTAGTGCAGTTTCTTTATGATGTGGTCTCGGATAAACGTATACCAATGGGAGTTGAACATCTAAGAGAGACCTCTATTCCTATATTGATGAAAGGAGAAAGAGGAGATGTAGCTCCTTATGATTTAATACAGAAAAAAATAAAGAAATTATTGAATGATAAAACATTAGAAAAACCTAAAAACTTTAATATAGATGTATCTGAATCAGAGCATGGTCCTCAAATAAAAATAAGAGAGAAGTTATCCATTGATGAGGTTCCTTCTTTACGACTTAGTTATGTAGATGGTATTAGAGATTTA